ATATAAGTTCACTAACTACCTTTTCAGGAGATATAAGTTCACTAACTATCTTTTCAGGAGATATAAGTTCACTAACTACCTTTTCAGGAGACAAAGATTCTTTTAATTCAGTTTCTAAAATACTAATCTTTTCAGGAGAAATAGTTTCTGGTGATATAGTTTGAGAAATTTGTCGTTCATTTTCTAATCTACGAAGACGAATCTCTTCTTCTATTGATAAAGGTTCAGATATTTTCAATACAGGTTTTTTGATGCTATCGCAATTACCCGTTTTTTTATTTCGTCTTGTTCCAGATGGACATCTTGGTAATTTTATTTTATCTACCTTAGATTTAATAACTTCCATATTACTTATATATTAAGGATATAATCTATATTCTCTTAATAATTTATTAACTCGCATTAGAACATCCTTTTTTTCTAAATTATATGGACGTATAATTTTAATCGCATCCTCATATGATTTCCACTCTAACTTACTAACCTCTGTTTTCTGGTAAGAATTTAATAACTCATTTGTATTATTCATATTTGCCAAATAATATTTATGTTTATATGACTTATAATTTGATCCTGTGAATATTTCTTCAAACGGTATTAAGTTATGAACTAGTTTTAAAGAATTGCGAGAATATCCTGTTTCTTCTTCAAACTCTCGTAATGCACATAATAAATCCTTCTCTTGATTATTGTGTCGTCCTTTTGGAAATCCCCATTCTGTCTCATCCCAATGTGTATGACTTTCATCTACTAGTGTTTTAAAACTATATTCATTTGAACCAGAATTAATTCCTATTTTTATAGATTCAAACTTATCTCTAGCTACTTTCTCTTCACATCTATATTGTATTCCTAAATTATCACCCCATAATTCTCTCCATAATGTATCAAAATCGCTTGTTAATATTTTATTTTTCTCTTCTACTGTCATTTCTGAAATAATATTTTGTAAATAAAGTTTATTATAAATAGGATATTTTCCCCTCATAAATTCAACATATCCAATACTATCCTTTCGTCGTATCATTAAATAAAATAATTCATTATTTACTTTTTTATAAACAATGAGTCCTACACTCGTGATAGGATGCTTACATTGATTGAAAGAATGACCTATTTTACTACAATTATTGCAAAAGTTTGTATTTGTAGTAGAGTTAGTATTTATTGTAGAGTTTGTATTTGTATTTATAACATTGTATTCTTTTGACATTATTATTTGTTATTTTGCTTATCTTTTTATATCGTTTATTGTAATGGCATTAGATCCAAAAGTATGGGGTCCATTTTATTGGTTTGTTTTGCATACTATTGCTTTAACTTATCCTACTAATCCAAATGATGTAATTAAGAAAAAATATTATGATTTTATTCAAAATCTTCCTTTATTTATACCAGTTCCAGAAATAGGTAATATATTTACCTCGATTCTTGATAAATATCCTGTTACACCTTATTTAGACTCACAACAGTCTTTTGTTAAATGGATGAACTTTATTCATAATAAAATAAATCTTTCATTAGAATTACCAGAAATGTCTTTAGATGATTCTATGTTTGCTTATTATGAACATTATAAACCGAAAGTAGTAAAGGATAAGGAACAGCGTAAACGAAGAGAAAAGTATATTTTTATTGGAATTGTTATTATAATTGCCATATTAAGTATTTACTTATATAGTAAATAAATTATTAAATTTAATAAGTTATATAATATAATACGATACAACTTAATATGATACAAAATATAATTTATTATATTAAAATATGATAATAATATAATATGAAATTTGAAATACTTATTTTTGGTATAACCGCATTCTTTATTATAAATACTTACTATGATGGAAAATATGTTCAAATTATTAAATCATGGAAAAAATATTATCAGATGAGTATGATCGGATTTGTTGGTTTATCAGCATATATTTTTATTCGTAAATATCCATCACATTCAAGAAGCTTATTTACACATGCTAATAGTATTATAAAATATATGCCTATTGATAAAGATGCTGGTGATTTATTGAGTCCATTATTTGATATGTCCAAAGTGGGTAATTTATATAGTGGGTCAGATATGACGCATCAACAAATGCGTGTAATGAATTCAGGTGGTTCAAATAATATGAATAATATGAATAATATAAATAATACTAGTAAGGCAACAAAAAGATGTGTAAGTGAAACTAAGAAAAAATATGTCGCTGCTGAACAAGGATGGAAATGTGGAGCATGTAAAAAACAATTACCAGCATGGTTTGAAGTAGATCATAAAATAAGATTAGAAAATGGTGGTTCTAATCATGTGGATAATTTAGTAGCATTATGTAGAGATTGTCATGGAAAAAAAACCGCATTTGAAAACTTGTAAGTATACAATATAACAATATTATGTATAATATTATTATACTATTTGAAATATCAATTATTATGTGAATATAATATAGTAGAATAATATGTCTAAAAAAAATAATTTTAATGAAAACATGACAAAATTTAATAAAATAGTAGAAGATAATTTTAATTTAATCAAGGATAAAGGAATCAAATTAAAAGAGTCCATAAAACCAGTAAATTTAGAAAGCACATTATATCAACAACCATGGTATTTCGGTCTATTAGAACTATTACAATATGGCATCTTTATTGTTTTAATCTACAAATATAATCCATTTAATATAGTTACTGAATATCCAGCATTCACAAATATTTCTGTATTATTAGTATCTTTCTTATATGTGGCTCTATTCTACTTTTTAAAGGAGAGCATTAGTCAGTTTGGTAAATTTACAGATATAAATGAGCGAAAACCAACTGAATTAGAATTTATATTCAAAATTATTAAAACATTAGGCACGTTTATTATATTTATTTTTATTACATTAGGAATTGTTTGGTTATTTAAACATTTATCTATTTTAACCACTCTTCTTCATCATAGTTTATTAATTCTAATTATAATATCTACTCTAAGTATTATTTATATTTTAAGCGAACCATTAATTAAATCATTTGCCAAAAGATCACCTTCATCATCTGTAATGTCATTTTTATGGAATTTTATAATGTTTATTCCTTGCTTGTTTATTCGCTTTATGGAATATATAAAAGAACAGAATAATTTAACTACAAAACCAGTATGGATGTTACTTATATTTGAAGTCATATTAATTGTATTATGGATATTAGTACCTCTACTATTTCATACGATAACAACACATGATGGAAAACAACTATTAAGTGAACCCAAATATCTGAATGAAGAACATACTTTAGGTAATTTTGAAAATTTACATGCAGATAATATTACAAAGGATAATAAATTTAAATATCGTTATTCGCTTTCAGCATGGTTTTATATAAATCCTCAACCTCCTAATACAAATAGTGCGTATACAAAATATACATCTATATTAAATTATGGGAATAAACCAAACGTACAATACAATGGTAAACTAAATAGCATTCGCATTATGACACAATCTGGTAAAAGTAATACTACAAATGAAGATGATTTAATTGAAATATTTGAAACAAAAAATATTATATATCAAAAATGGAACAATATTGTCATTAATTATGATGGCGGAACAATGGATATATTTTTAAATGGTGAATTAGTAAGTTCACGTGACAATATTTTGCCATATATGACGTATGAGAATGTTAAAGCAGGCACCGAAAATGGTATACACGGAGGTATATGTAATGTTACCTATTATAATAGTATTATGAAGAAAAGCACTATTTTATTAATGTATAAATTATTAAGGGATAAAAAAATACCTTTATACTTTTAAAAAAAGTATAGCAAAATTATACTTTATACTTTATACTTTATACTTTATACTTTTAAAAAGTATTACAAAAATATACTTTTATAAAAAGTATAAGTATATAATATATAATGGAATTAATTCAAACAGTTTTAACTGTGGTTGTTGTTCTAGTAGTTCTATATTTTATTATTAATTGGTTATTTTCAAAATCATCACAACTAACGAGAATGGCAAATGGTAATGAAAAACAAACTATTTTAGCCAGTACGATTGGAAATAATAGTAATTCAAGTAATTATACCTATTCTACTTGGTTTTATGTGAATGACTGGAATTATCGTTTTGGTGAACCAAAAGTTCTTCTTGGAAGACTAGATGATGATAATAACGCCAGTCCTTCAATTGTTTTCGATGCTATGGAAAATAATATCACTATTTCAGTTAGTTGCTATCCTCAGAGTCAATCAACTGGCGTAACTGGTAATAAATCCATCGTCCATCAATGTAATGTGAAAAACTTTCCTCTTCAAAAATGGGTCAATTTAATTATTAGTTTATATGGACGTACTTTAGATGTATATATTGATGGTAAACTTGTGCGAACATGTGTTTTACCAGGAGTAGCAAAAGTCAGTACTAAATCTGATATCGTGGTTACACCCAATGGCGGATTTAATGGTTGGACTTCTAATTTTATGTATTGGGATCAGTCAACCAATCCTCAAGAGGCGTACAATATTTATAAAGGTGGATTTGGTGGCAGTCTTTTAGGTAACATGTTTAATAAATATAGAATTAAATTTTCATTCTTGACTGATAATAAAGAAGTCAGTAGTATAGAAATATAAATATGATATATAGTTACAAATATAATAGTTAGTTACAAATATTATATTATATAAATTATCTTCTATAATATAT